CTTAGGATCAGCTGAGTGTGATGCATAGACAAACATTTTTGCACCAGAATTTCTTTTCTGTTGCATAGCCATCGCATCAATAAGTTTTTCATGACCTGTGGTTGGTGGGTTAAATCGCCCAAAAGTGAATACCGCGGTATCACCAGCTTTTTCTGAAATATCTCTAAATGTTATCATTTATCCCATGCCTTTACTGCGGTAAAATTGTTAAACGAGAACTCCATTCTGTCCACTAGTTTAACAGCATCACCACTTACTCTATCAATGGCAACATAACCTTCTGGGTTAGTTACTTTAAATCCATTAGCAGTTTTTATAAAGGTGCCAGTTAACCCCTTTACACTATTTAGTTTATTTACAATCTGTGATTTAGCATCAACCAAATAATTTTGGAATGTAATAACATTAGTTAAAAGGCCAATATATTTCTTTACTTCTCTTGAATATTCCTTCTGGTAATTTTCATACTTCTTTTTACCAGCTGGACTTTTTTGTTTATCTTTTAACATTCCAATTTTCATGTCAACCCATGCAACATATCCCTTTGAATGAGCAGCTGGATTTGTTATAACTTCACCAGCACGAACTTTACTATTATTATATGTCTTTAAAGAAGCACCAGCTAGTGTGCCTTTAAAGACATTATTCTGTAAATCCAAGAACTTCTTTAGTTGTCCAGAACTTATTGATTGAAATGTTTTACCTGTTTTAGACAGGATAGCAGTAATTTTGGCTGTCTCTGTAGCAGTAAATGTAGCAGTACCAGACGCATCTTTGTATGTTGCATCGTCCATCCATACACTAGCAGGTTTATTTAGCCCTTTAATATCAGCACCAAATGATGCTTTCATTGACTGTAATTCTTTACCTGTATATGTGGTGTGCCAAACAATTCCCATTTTTGATTGTTTAACTGTTCTACCGAGGTCACTATCTACTGGAATAGCGTATACTATAGTATTAGGTTGAAAAGTAAAACACTTAACTCCTTCCAAGGTTTCTACAGAAACATCATCAGTATACATGAGATCACCCTGTAATACATTTTTGATACCAAGTTTACTTAATTCTGCAAGTGAAGTTTTGAATTTTGAATTAAGAGCTCCAGATAAATCATCATCAATTTCTTGTACAGATTTATAGAGTTTAGGTTCAGCATTAAATACTGATTTTTTTGCAACAAAAAACTTACCGTCAGCAGGATCGATACCCGCGAATATTGCAGGAGCTCCATCCCATTTTACAGTCATGTTAACACTACTACGCGCAGAACCAGCTAACATATCTCTAAGCGAGCGTAGGAAGTTAATTGCAGCCCTACCGCCATTTATACCAAAGTTTATAATCTCATCTTCTAAATGTTCTAAGTGTAGGTTTTTACCACCCTTGTCTTCATTTAATTTTTGAAATCTTATCATAGTTTAACCTCTGTGTTAACTTTTACGTCAACATCTAATTCAAAAACAGCTAATGCATTATCTACATTACCAGTTATTAATTTAACGACATGATCTCTTATTGCTGCAATCCTCTTTGCAAACCAATTCCACAAATTGGCAACTTTACTTTTGAAAAATTCCCATGCTTTACCTATAATCTTTTTGAAATTTATCTCACTTAAAGTTCCTTCACTTAACATTTTTTCACTATACTTTACTTCTTCTTGAACCTCTTTAGAAAGCTCTCCGTATTTGTCTAAAATAACCTCTACTGAAACTCTTAATGCTTGGTAAAAAGAATATCCTTTTTTTATTCCATCACTTGAATATGAATTACTTTTTAAGTCTGGTTTTACAGCCATTTTTTTAGCTGTTTGAGAAACAAAAGAACCAGATATTGGTACAAATTTTAATCTGTCCATTCTATAATCCCATATCACCATATGAGTGGCTTCACCAGAAGGATTACCAGAACCACCAAATGCTTTACCAGCAAATTTTTCATAGCCAGTCATTGCCTCTAATGCAAAAGCATCTCCAACAGCTGGGTTTGCAAATGCTTCTTTAAACTTTTGTGTTATTCCTGCTTTTAGTCTTTCTTGACTGTCAATGATTTTTTTTGCTTCTTCATTACCAGTAGCAATTGCATCTTCTGTTGACATCTTTTTCAAAATTCTACCATTGATATCTGCACCTACTGTTCTTGTATTTGTAATAAATTTATCTACTTCGGTCATGAGTCCTAAAGTTAATTGTTTCTCGCCAGAAATTTTCATTGCAGTTATAACAGTAGCTCTTGTTTCTTTTTGTTCACCAGACATTAATTGTGCAGCTGGGCCTTTAACTGAGGTTTGAAGACCACTTATCATAATGTCAGCTTTTGATGTATCTTTACCTTTTTTAGTTAGCTCTTTCCACATAGGAGAAACTTGTTTTTTTGATTGACCAGCTCCAGCATCTGAAGTTCCTTTTGGAAGTCTGTTTGCACAAACTTTTGAAAAATTCCACAGAATATCTTGTTTTTCTATATCACTTTTTTTAGTAGTGGCAAAAGCAGATTTTCCTGTTGCTTTATCAGCAGCTTTTAAGAAGGCCCTTACATAAGGGTCTTTCATTATTGCTTTTTTAAAATTAGTTTCATTATTATTAGGAATATTATGACACGCTGCTATCACACCTTCAAAAGATGTAGATGCAGATTGTGCTTCTACTAAAAACTGTTGAACTTTATCCGTAGGGGATTCCAAAATAACGTGGGGTTTAAGTTGACCCAGGGCTTGCTTTAACATTCAATCTACTCCATTTAAATTAATATAATATTATCATTACTATTTAGTATACAGAAGTTTTATAAATTGTCAAGGGCGTATTTTTAAAAATCTTGGAATATGTTGTCCACCAAAGGTCGGTTGTCTTTCTTGTTTAATTATAAATTGTTCTGCGTCTTCTTTAAACATAAACTCTTGTACTATGTATTTAGACGGACTTTCAAGTATCTTATATGGTTTTTGATCCGCTGGTGTAAATTGTATTTTAAACCTTGAGGTTTGCAAACTTGTCATATTTTTCAGCCTTTGTTTTATCGCCGAAAGGGGTTTTATCAAAAACTGCAATATCTTCTTGTCCATTATCCACTATACCTTTTTGTTCATTAGCTGCTACATCAAACAACCTCATTTTTGATCTGTCTATACCTACGACAAACCTCTTATTTAAAAATGGGTCATTATATCGATTCTTTAATTGCTTTACTGCAATTTGACCTAGTTGATCCAGTTCTTCTGTGGATATCAGAGCAAACATTAAATCTGCTGTTGCTGGTAATCCAAAACTTTCACTAGTATCTTCTAGTCCTACATCTGTAGAACTAAAGCCTGATCTTGTAGTTTGTGTTGCTGACATGATGGGAACATTGGTTTCTACAGCCAATCCCCTAAGTTCTTCAGCAATTGCTTTTATGTACATATATGAATTGACATTCTGGGCACCCTTAAATCTTGTGGATGCACATATATTAAGATAGTCAATAAAAATTATATCTGGTTTGAACGATCTTTTAATCGCAAGTTCTTTGATCAACCCTCTAAAGTGGGCACTATGCGCACTGGCGGTTGGGTATTCTTTTACTATAAGTTTACCTTTAGTTTTATTCTTAATTTTTGTAATCTTATCAGTAAACATTTTCTTTGGTAAATTATGTAACTCTTCCATAGAAATATTCATGAGGTTTGCATCAATACGTTCAGCAATACGTTCCTCAGCCATCTCTAAAGTGATATACAATACACTTTTACCTTGTGTTAAACAGTTAGCAGCGACATGACACATAAATAATGACTTACCAACACCTGTTCCAGCTAGTGCAATATTTAATGTCTTTGGTGGTAATCCACCTTTAGTAATCTTATTGAAGAACTCTAAGTCAAATGGTATCTTCTCTTCTACCGTATGATAAAATTCAAATCTTTCTTCAGCATCATCAACATAATCATGACCAACACTATTATCAAAACCGACAGCCAAAGCTTCTGTAAGAATACTAGGTATTGCATCAGCATCTAAGTTCTTATGTTTTCCATCAATAATTTGGATACCTTCAACGATAGCATTATATACTGCTCTATCTTTACAAAACTTTTCAGTTGTATCACACAACCAATCGAAATCTACATCTTCCTTCTTTAGAGAAGCAATTAAATTAGTAATATTTTGATGTTCTGTATCTGTTAAATCTTTTCTTGCTTCTACTTCAATTCCCAGAGAAGTCACCGTAGGCGGATTATTATATTTATCCACAAATTTTTGAATCTCTTCAAATACAATACGTTCTTCTTTTACTTGGAAGTATACTCCTTTTATAAAAGGCAATACTTTTCGACAATAAGGTTCATTAGTAACCAATTGTCGTAGTGTCATGTGTTCAAATTTATTCTGCATATTATTATTTATCCTCTGAAGATGGTGTCATTTCATCAATAATTTCAACTAGATTATCCCCAAGCATTTTAAAGAAGTCTTCTCCAAAATCTTCTTGGAATAATCCATTACTATCTACTATATCATACTTAAACGATAAAGGCAAGGGCCCATCTAGCAATTTATCTTCTGGTGGAACAGATACTTCTCCATACTTGTAAACTACACCATCATATTTTGTT